CAATGTTCTGACCACTCAACATATCACAACTACGGCAGATACGGAGTTAGGCCGTGTTATTGGAGCTCAAGCCACATTATAAAAATGTGGGAATTTATTTTCCGCTTTTTTTTGCGTTGTAATCATAATTTATTCATATCAAATTGTTGTTCCAATGGCTTACCGCAAGAGAGTGTTGTACCGCCGTCAGCCTTACCAGCTTCGCCGCAGGAGGGTTACGTATCTACGTCCGAGGACGAGGCGGATCAATTATCGACCTATGATGCGCCGTAGGCGTTAGGGTTGTTTAGGTTATTAGGGCTGGATGTTCATTATTAATTCAGTATGTACATCCCTGGATCAAAGTATAAGGCCCATAAGCGCCGTCAGAGTAACGTTTAGGCATCTCTTGCTTCGTTTGGGCGTATGGCTCGTCGGGCGTATTCGCCTGCACCTACGCGTTCTGGCTATCGTTATCGTATGCAAACGCGTCAATATTTAAGGACTAGGGGTGCTCGTTATATTCGGCGATAATTCCGAGTACGTCTGCGCTTGCGCAGACATCTCGAGCCAGCACAAGGTGACAGCTTAATATTACCTGTCACCTTGTGCACCTTGTCTATTTTAATAGTACTTGTTACATTTTATGTTATAAATTAAATAATAATTTTTTCCCGAAAATTTCTGGTTGGTCTTTTTTTCTTACAAAAATGGTCACCATGAGTAAAATTAGTACAAAAAGTAGATTTTGATTGCGTCGAAACTCTGCCCTAATTTACAATTATCATGTCATGCCCGCAACAGGATCCCGTAACAGAGCCTATTGCTTCACCTGCAACAATTACACCGAGGAATCGCGAGATATTCTTGCAGGATTGGATGAAGATGGGACCACCAAATTCATCATTTACCAGCCCGAACGGGCCCCAACAACTGGTACCCGGCATCTTCAGGGATACATTGTCTTTGCAAATCCCCGAACCCATGCCGGAGTCCGAGTATTACTCGGCCCACAGTTTTCCTTGCAGGTCGCCCGCGGAGACTGTGAGTCTAACATCGCCTACTGCTCAAAGGAAGATACCCGCGACACCGAGGCAGCGTTCGGTGTCGTCGAGCTTGGAGATCGAGAGTCTGCCATTGGAACCGGAACGGGTTCTGGATCGCGTACAGATCTTGAGCGCATTGCCAAGCGAATCCGTGATGGAGCTACCGAGTCCGATATCGCGGAAGATTTCCCGGCGTCGTATATTATGTACACCCGTGGAATCCGCAGTTTTGCGCAACTCAAGGTTCCACGTCGACGAGACCCACCAACTGTATATTGGTATTGGGGACCCACTGGAACCGGAAAGACGCGCTCTGCGTCAGAAGAGAGCCCAGATGCTTACTGGAAGTCCGCCAGCCACACCTGGTGGGACGGATACGACGGCATAGCCGACGTTATTATCGATGATTATCGATGTGATTTCTGCAAGTTCAGCGAGTTGTTGCGTATCTTAGACCGTTACCCTTATCAGTTACAGATCAAGGGCGGTACTCAGCAACTCAACGCTAAGCGCATTTACATCACTGCCCCACGGCCCCCGGCCGAGATGTGGGCTTCCCGGACTGAGGAAGATTTAGGTCAACTCCTCCGAAGAATAACTGAAGTTAAGTATTTTGGCCCACCTGTCGAACCCATTATTATTGCTAACTAATCATTATTTAATCATGTCAGCTGCTATGGATATTGTGAATGCTGGCCTCGCGGGAGTCGAGGCCTATAGTCGCAAGAGATTGCGCGGTTCCGCCAATCAAACTAGATTATCTACCACTGTGATTAAGAAAAGTGTCGCTAAAATCACTGCTAGTGCTGAAAGCAGTGATGAGAAGCGTTTGCCTCCAGTTTCATATCGAATTCGTCCTGCGAAGTATGTTACTGGATTGCCAAGTATGTTTAAGGAAATGTTTATGCCAACTTTGACTTCAAAGTTGAGTTTTGGTTTTGTTTCTAATAACGGACGTGGAAACCAAATTTATGGCGAGACTATTAATACGGATGTATCATGCCAGGCGCCTCGAGGCGTCTGGCGTGGTATCGCTTTGTTTAAAGCGCGTTTTACTAATCCTTTGATTGGACGTGCTTCTGCTGATGCGCTTAACGCTACCCGTACATCTACGGGTATTGCTATTGGCGCATCTTCTGCTACGAAGCAGGAAGTCGTGTCTGCTTATCGTCGTTATACTTCATCTCCATCTCAAAATAAAGCAGGCACTGCTTCTAAAATTAATCAAACAGTATGTGATACACTTACTGCCACCCCTGTGGCAACTAATGGTCAGTTGCGTCAGCTTGGTATGGGTACCAATTTGTGCCATTTGGAGGATCATGCATACCAATCTAGCAATTTTATTCAGTCTGTTTCTTCCAGTAGTATTGGTACTTCCGGTTCAAAAACTGTCATCGGCGGAACCGTTGATGTTGGCGATCTAGATACTGCCGGGGGTAATATAGGTACCTCTAATACCGGTACTTCTTATGACTGGGACGGTACTGTCCCTTTAATCCAGGGTCAGTATTATCCCCCGAATGTTAGGGATATGGTTATGCGTATCTCTGATGGGTTTGTTGAGATGGATATTAGCAATACATCCAAGACTCCGTGTGTTATTGAGTTGGTTATTCATTCTATGAAGAAGACCGATTTTACAACCGGTTCCCAAGATGTTTATAACGAGATATATAATTCGTATAATTATTCCGTTAACTCGGCTACTGATGTGAATCCTGGTCTTGGCCAAGACTCTGGCGGTTGGCAAGTTTTTTATGACCCTCAGGTGCCCTTCCTTAAGGTACCTTCTAGGCATGATAGTAAAGTCAGGGATTTAGTTACCGAGGTTCATCGCTCGTGTCATATTCTTGCTTCTGGTCAGTCTAAAGTCGTTAAGATTTCTTTGGGTAGCTTGTATTACAAGCTTGGGAATAAGTCTACTTTTCCCACTCAGAATACTTCGGGTTATATTCATACCCAGGTTGATGCTCTCGGTACCTTGTTGTTTGCCATTGGCCATACCGGTGTTCCTGGGTTTGAATCTATGGGTTCTGAGAAGATGTTTGATCTTACTGGCGGAACTCTTACAACTGGTAATGGTTTTTGGGCTGGTAAGGTTTATACTCCTTCCAGTATTGCTGTCTCTGGTAAGTATCAAGAGCAGTATTATCCAATGTACTCCACTACCACTGAACGTGTTCTTGGGGATCATTACCCGTTGGCACCAAGCACAACTAATGCTGCCGGTGGAGTCGCTCCTGGTTTACCTATCAATGTTCTGACCACTCAACATATCACAACTACGGCAGATACGGAGTTAGGCCGTGTTATTGGAGCTCAAGCCACATTATAAAAATGTGGGAATTTATT